AAGATATACAGAAAATACAACAACAAACCAATTTATATTAAATGACTAGTAACCACGTTATAGAATTATCTGCATATACATCGCCAATAGTTACGGAAGATAAGCGTAATGAATGGGTAAACTATGGGGAAGATAATAATTACTTTCAATTCTTAATCGATAGATATTCGAATAGTGCGACACATAGTGCTGTTGTGAATAATATTAGTAGATTGATTTACGGAAAAGGTTTGAGTGCGTTAGATGCGTCTAAAAAGCCAAATGATTACGCACAGATGTTGACTCTATTTACAGCAAATGATATGCGTAGAGTTATCCAAGACTTATATTTATTAGGCCAAGGTGCGTTTCAGGTACATTACGACAAAGGACATAAGAATGTTGTAAAGGTATATCATATCCCTGTGCAATTATTACGTCCTGAGAAGTGCGATAAAGACGGGAATATTGTAGGATATTACTACTCCGATAACTGGGAAGATCCTAAAAAGTTTGTACCTAAAAGATTTGACGCATTTGGTGAGGGTAAATCAGAGATTGAAATTCTAATGATACAGCCTTATTCAGTAGGTACTAAGTATTTCAGTCGTGTTGACTATCAAGGTGCGTTAGAATATACGGTACTAGAAGAGAAAATCAGTGAGTATCTTATTAATGAGGTTTCTAACGGTTTCAGTCCAACTACTATTGTAAACTTTAACAACGGAACACCTACAGATGAGCAGAAAGATGAGATTGCAAGAGCTACAATAAGCAAATTAACTGGTTCAACGGGTAAGAAAGTAGTAGTATCATTTAATGAAGATGAAGCTAAAAAGACTACAATCGATAGCGTACCACTCAATGATGCACCTGAACATTATCAATATTTGTCAGACGAGTGCAGAAGTAAGATTTTAACAGGTCATTGCGTAACATCTCCACTTATATTTGGTATTGCTACAACCACAGGTTTTAGTGCAAATGCAGACGAGTTAAAGAATAGTGTAATACTATTTGACAACATGGTAATAAGACCAAAACAAGAAATATTATTAGAAGCGTTAGATAGTATCTTAGCATTTAATGGTATATCATTAAAGTTATTCTTTAAAACTTTACAACCTTTAGAATTTGTAGACTTATCTAACGCACAATCTACTGAACAAGTTAAAGAAGAGACAGGTGTTGAAATGAGTGCTGAAGACCATATTGAATGGATTGATGGACATGAATATGTGTTAATTGATAGTAGAGAAGTTGATTATGACTTAGAGGATGAGTTAGATGCTGAATTAGAAGCATTAAATTCACCAAAAAAAACGTTATTATCTAAAATTGTTAACCTAGTTTCTTCAGGGACTGCAAGAGCTAACATAAAGTCAGAGCAAGATGGTGCTGTTTTCAAACATAGATATAGATATGTTGGAGGTGTTTCTGACAATACTAGGGATTTTTGCAAGGGAATGATTAAAGCAAACAAAATATATCGTAAAGAAGACATTATCGCAATGGATTCACAAGCAGTTAATGAAGGATGGGGCCCAGAAGGAGCAGATACTTATTCAATTTGGTTATATAAAGGAGGTGGAGATTGTCACCATAAGTGGATGAGAGAGACATATCTTAAAAAATCAGATGCTAATTCACCACTTGCTAAAACATTTACCCCAGCACAAACACGTAAAGCTGGGGAAATAGCACCAACTAATGACAAGCGAGTATATCAAAGACCAACGGATATGCCGTACAATGGATTCTTACCAACAAATAAACGATTTAACTAATGGCAGAAGCATTATTAATAGGGAAAGCAGATTTGCAAGCGTATACAGCATTAAATGGTAATGTTGATACGGATAAGGTAATACCCTTCATAAAAATCGCACAGGATATTTGGGTGTTACAATATGTAGGTACTGACTTAATGACTAAAATTAAGAATGATATAGCAGCAAGTACATTGAGTGGTAATTATGCAACGCTTGTAAATACGTATTTAAAGCCTATGTTAATCCACTTTACGATGGTAGAATATTTACCATTCGCAGCTTATTCGATTTCTAATAAAGGACTTTATAAACATAGTTCTGAAAATGCTGAAATAGTAAGTAAGGAAGAAGTTGATTATTTGATTGAGAAAGAAAAACGTATTGCTGAAAATTACTCACAAAGATTCTTAGATTACATATGTGATAACGAAACTTTATTTCCTGAATATCAAACCAACACAAACGGTGATGTTGTGCCACAAAAAAAGAATTACTTATCAAATTGGTATATATGATTAGAGAGGTATACAAGCCTAAACAAAACAATGTTATTAAATTAGAGTTATATCTAAAGAAGATAGAAAAAGATGGCAAACAAAAAGATAAGCGAGTTAACACCGAAGGCAGCACAACTAGAAGATAGTGACTTAGTGATGGTGTCAGATTACAACGGAGCTACGTACGACACTAAATCTGTTACAGGCGCGGAGATAAGACCATTCAAAACTATAATGTTTACATTGTCACAAACAGGTACTAGTGCACCAACTGTAGATTGGAGCTACGAAACAGAGGTTACTCAAACTTTTACCTTTGCTAGGGCTGCTGCAGGAGAGTATACATTAACAGCTTCAAGTGCTTTATTTACTGCTTCAAAAACGTTTATAAATATATCGGTAGGAGCTAGTGGAGCAGGAACAAATATAGGAGCGTATAGAACGTCTACAACAGTAATAACGTTTTACACCGCGGATAGTACAGCAGCTTCATTATTAGACTCATTGCTAGATGTCGCACAATTAGAAATCAAAATAATAAAATAGATATGAGTTTACCAAATTTAGATAGATTAGTTGCTACGAAAGGAACTAAATTAGTGAATGACACAACGGAAGTAACTGCTACAATTGCTGGAATTTTCGTATTAGAAGACACGGTTTTTGCATCAATTAAAGTTGGCGGTACAGATGTTAAAAGTACGTATATTACAACTCCTGCAACTGCCGTTAAAGCTGGCGCGTTGATTACAGGTCAAGGTGTATTATTTAGTGGTGTTGACTTAACAAGCGGTTCGGTTAACTTAATCTTAGGTTAGAATGTTCTACGGGTACGGAATTCTTAATAATCACGTTCCAACGTTGAAGGCTACTGCTATGAAAGGTGGTATAAATTCATCTGGTAAATTACTAGATACCTATCCTAACGCAATAGGTGCTTACTCTTTACGAAAACTAAGAAGTGCTTATACTGGATACGCTGTTAGAGTAGTTAGATTCCCAGACCAGTCATCTTTAGATGTAGGTTTTGATGCAAACGGCAATTTTGATATAAATTCAGTTAATACGTTTTTAGGTTCTGCAATTTATGCTTCTATTTCAATATGGTATGACCAGTCAGGAAATGGAAACAATGCAACTCAAACGACATTTGATAACCAACCATATATAAGATATATTGGAGTAAATAATACTTTAAATGGAAAAATAATTTTATCTACAAATGTTGCAAATGGACTAAGATGTTTACAAACTCCAATTTCTAATTTACAAAACAGACCAATATCAATAATAACAGCTGGTAAAATATCCGCTTTAGCAACCAATACGTATGAAAATATATCTTTTTATATTGGAGGAACTTCAAATGCTGGAGGTGGAGGTAGTAGATATGAAATGTCAGCAAATGATACTATTTTAAGGTCTAGTATACGCGATACATCTACAAGTTTAGCACAATCATCATTCAATACTAATCCTTTTATTCATCAAGCACATTTTGGTTCTACAACATTAACAGGTAGATTTAACGGTGTAGATACTTCTATGGCAATAAATGATAGCGGTCAATTTTCAACTGCGTCAAATTTTGTGTTAATGAGTGCGCCATCAAATATAGCTTTGTTTTCTCCTAATATTGGAATGTACGAAACTATATTTTATTTAAGTGATAAAACGACAGATAGAGCTGGGATAGAGTCAAATATTAACGCTTATTATTCAATTTATTAATATGTTAGGGTACACATATACAACAGAACAATATGCGATAAATGCACGTGAATTATGTTCTACTTATAAAGGATTGCCAAACGAATTAGGTGATACGTTATATTGGGTTAATTATAATCACTCGGAAATTGATAATATCTATTATATTCAATATACCGAAGGATTAGAAGCTGTTTTAGGCACTCCTTATGAATTTACAATAACAATTATTGGGATATAATGCAAGAACTACAATCGATACTAAATTCTAAACTATCCCCGATAATGATATTCGTGTTGGTTGTATTGGTTGTAATTCTATATTACTTTCATAAACCTATATCGACATGGTTTACTTCATTAATTAAACGTAAAGAAAAAATACAAGATATTAAGTCTTTGAAGTCTCATGATATATTTCCTACACTTGAAAGAGTTAAACGAGAAGCATTATTTTTAAAGTTTTTTTCTCACGGCAAATACGACGAGACTAAATCACGAATGAGTTCCGATTTTGTAAAGTTTAAATGTGACGTATGTTATGATAAGTTTAGTGATTTCTTAGATAACGATTTTAGCAAGTTATCTAGCGACGAATTAAAGCAATTAATACTAGCGTCTTTATGGAATATGCACGAAATTTATATAGATAAAATTAGAACGCATTGGTTAAGCAAAGGAATAAGCAGAGAAGAAGTTGATTACGTAATAGAATTATTTGAAGTATTTAGACATGGTGTTGTTTTAGGTTTTCAACATAGAACGGAAGCAATTTTTTCATGCGAACATTACGATACGCATTTTAGTAAAATATTAGCTTGTTATAATATTTATGCGTTTGGAATAGATTTACTTCCAAAAGATTTACAAGATACATTTGAAGCAATTAACGGCAAATTCACAAACATTAAATATAATTGATATGAAATTAATAGACAGAATAAAATCGCCACGTCCTAAGTTTTGGGTAAAAATCGGAAAAGTAGGTGTAGCACTTACAATCGTAGGAGGTGTATTAGTTACCCCACTTCCAATCGTAGGCGGTGTATTATTAACAGCGGGAGCTACAATCAAAAGTATTTCTCACTTAGCAATAGAAGATAATGGACCAATTAACAATTGATAGGATAGCAACTGCACATCCTAAAATCAGAGAAGAGTTAAAGAATTATTATATCGAATGTAATAACAAACTGCCAAAGGGTGTTAGATTGCGTTTTGCGTACGTTTATCGAAGTGTAGAAGAACAAAACAAGCTATACGCTCAAAGACCTAAAGTAACGAACGCTAAAGGTGGACAATCAATTCATAATTATTCCTTAGCTTTTGATTACGTGATAATGTTAGACAAAGACAATAACGGAACATTTGAAACAATTGAATGGAGTTTAGCATCGCCATATCACAAAGTAGTAGTAGACTATTTTAAGTCTAAAGGGTATGAATGGGGTGGGGATTGGAAATTCAAAGATGCACCTCATTTTCAGAAAGCGTTTGGATTGACATGGCAAAGTTTGAAACGTAAACTAGATACAGGAGATAGTTTCAAAGACGTAAACGGATTAACCTATCCAAAAATATAAAGAATTAACCTACTCAAAACGAGTGGGTTTTTTTATAATTAAAACT